CTTCTAAACGCATCAAAGCCCTCAAACTGATCTAAGGGGTTATTTTTCTTACCCTCGTCCATGTATGACTGTAAGTTGTTTACAAAGTATGCGTAAGGATCATCTGCTTTTTTACCTTCCTCTGTTACTCTGTACTGACCTATTGCATAGTTTACAAATCTTTCTTGGTTAGCATTGTAAACATCCATGCTAACTGGATTCATGTTCTCTTGTGTTCTAAATTTATTTACGTAATTTAAAATATTCTCCGCTTCGATTTCGTTACGAGGTACAAAGATACCCTCTTGAGACAATGCTGGTTTATCGTCTACGCGTTCTTCAACTTTAACATACAAAGGATAATTTAATCCTGTACGACTAGGTTCTATTAATACATTAACGTAACCTACGGGTGTATTAAAATCGTCTTGAGGAGCTGTTGTTAGTTCACTCATTTTAACCTCCTGTCGTTAATCCTTCATCAAATACTGGTGCACCATCAGTATTTTCGTTTTGTTCTATTCCTATGGTCGTATTACCAGTGCTTGGTGTAAACTGTTCTTGTACTTCGGAAGAGCTAATAAATGTATCTTGACCTGCTGTCTGACCAACGAAATCTGTATACGGTATGTTTTGTATAAGATTCTCATACTGTGGATCAAGTTGTAACATATCTGATTTAAGTTGTGCTTCTATTTGTTCGTAAATAATATTTAAAGATGCTTTGATAGAATCAGAACCACCAAGAGAATATAGGTCGATTGATTCTTTTGCATTTCTGATATCATCTACGTTCAATCTACCTGTAGCTTTACGTGCTCTTGCAAGAGCATAATAGATTGAGTTTAATCTTACTTGGTTTTTAGGAATTTCAGGATTAAAAAATGTTCTATATATTTCATATTCATCTGTGCCATCTGCTCTATCAGTAGAGAAGTTATTAGCATTTTTATCGCCAGTTTGATTGTACTTGACGTAGTTTTCTTTTAAGTGGCTAATTACTGAATTTTGTATTCTATTTACGTTTTTATCGTACGATTTACTATCTATTGCACCCCTTGCTTTAAGTGCATCTACTATGTCAAATGCTGTAGATCCAACACTTTGTGTAAATTGTGTAAAGAAACCAGGTATACCAACTATGCCTGGGTTTTCGATAATAGATTGTTGAACATCTCTAATAAATTTTAAAGATTGTTTTGCACTGTTAATTTTTGATGCTAGCTCCATAACTTGTTTAGCACCAGGATCAAAATCTCCTTTGTCATTAAGTGTAAAGTTTGTAACAATAGCATCTACCTTTGGAACAAAAGTAAACTGTCCATCTTTTAATACAGGAAAATAAGGTATTGGAACACCTTCATTATTTTTTTGTATGTATCCTGATCTAAACGTGCCAGAAGCTTGATCATATAAAACTTTTGGATCTTTTTGATATTGATCTTGTAGTAACTCCATATGTTTTTTCAAAGCATTTGTGTCATTAGTATATTGATACTGATAAAACATTTTGTTTAAATCTCTTATGTAGTCATTTGTTCTTGTATCTTGTTGTTGATTAAACTGAAAAGCACTCATAATTAATTGACTTTGTAATGCTTTCACAGCGTTGTCTGATGCTTGAGCAGATTGTAAAATAAAGTTTCGTCGCTCTCTTTCTTGCGCATCTTCTATCTGACCTATTCTTGCTTTTTCTTGTCTTTGTCTTTCAGATATTGATGCAAGATCTTTAATAAAAGCATCACCTGCATTCGCTAAAGCTGGTGCAATCGCACCGCCTGGTGTTGGTTGCATTAGATTTACACCTAATCTTGCAAGCGCTAAATATTTATCAAACTTATAGTTAGGTGCTTCTACTGGCTCTGGTGCATACAGTTCGTCATATTCTGCCGCAAACTCTGAAATTGATTTGCTTGGTAAAAGTTTTTCTGCTGCCGCTGCATATAAAGCAGGATCTACAGATTGTGTAGTCATTGCTAAAATTTCACTTATGCCACCGCCTCCAAGAGGTGCACCAAAACTTGCCGCTGGATAAGAAATGCCTTGAGCTACTTGAGGTCTATCAATACGCTCATCTGTGCCTGGTGTGCCAAACATTGGTCTGTCGAATATATCTCTAGACATGTTACTGATTAAAGAATGCCCCTATGCCACCTAATGCTGATACACCCATACCAGCAGCGGCCGCGAGTGGATTAGTATAAGGGAAAGGCTGTTGCGTGAGCGTTGATTGTACAGATGGTGTTCTTGATAAAATATCAGAAGCAAACTGTACTCTCGTTCTTGGTTCTAATCCCTCTGCTGTTCTAAATCTAAATAATTCGTCCTCTACTGCTTGATCTCTTGTTCTTTGTACTCCGCCTGTGCCAAGTAAAGATGAAATACCTTGCTGTTGTAAACCAAATTGTTGTGCACCAATGTTACCAATACCCTGTGCAATCTGTGCAGACTGTCCACCTAATTGACCAAATACAGGTGCAGCTTGTAGATTTCTTGCTCTAGCTGCTTCACTCGTCCCTATCGCCTGCTGTTGTGCTTGTAAAAAGTTTCTTGATAGGTCTTCAAAAACTCTTCTTGATTTAATGTCTTGTAAATTTTTTGCAAGCTCAGCTTCTTGCACACCAAATCTTGCACCACCAAAAGCTCCTGCTTTTTGTGCTTGTGTTGCTAAATTAGCTTGTGCTTTTGCTGCTTGCTCATCTAATTGTTTTAATGCTTCTTTTGTTACGTCAGCTTGATACTGATTCATGAATGCAGCAGTATTCGCTGTGGTTGGATCAAACTGTTGCTGTGCTTGTTGTAATGATGGTATTCCTAAAGCTGTGGTTGCCTGTGCGCTGTCTAATCCTGCACTAGCCCTTTGTAAAAATGGTTCAAAAGATGCTACCCCAGTTCTTTGTCCTGTAGCAGGATCAATACCTAAAGTTCTTTGTGCCTCAGCAATACCTGCTTGTTCGCCTCTAGTTAGTTCTCTAATACCTCTTTGAAATTGTGGCGCTCTTGTGTCAGCTAATCCTGGTCGTTTGTCACCAACGTCTTTACCCTGTGGTATAAGGCCAGCATCTTTGTCTGCTTGAGTGTATGTGCCACCAAAGACAGAATCTAATAGTCGTCTTCTATAATCTTCTAAAAAAGGTGCTTCTCTAGCTATCTGTGTTGTTTGTTGTCCGTTAGCCATTACGCTCTCTCACTTGGTTTTTCAGACTCGGGGTCTAATTTGTTCATCATGTTATACATTGCTTTTGGTCCACCTGCTCTATCTACAGCTTTAGCTGTAAATACAAATTCACCATTACTTAGCATAGCTGGTATCTTATCATCTTTTGGTCCACCAGGCCCTGTAATCATACCTGTTTTTCTAGGAAAACTTTCACCACCCTCTGCCATGGTCATTAAACCAGTTGGTGAT